CAAGAGATTCGTGTTAAGGCCAAGGGTGTTACAAAGCGTATGCAAGGTAATTTCTTGGACGGTAGACTTGGACTAATCATTGACGGTACAGGTAAAGACTACGACAAGATTTCAAAACAAGTTGCTGGATTAAAATCTCTTGGATATGAGTGTGCAATGATTTTTGTCAACACTTCACTAGACACTGCACAAGAACGTAACAAGAAAAGAAAACGTACACTGCCTGAAAAAGAAGTAACAACAATGTGGAATGAGGTTCAACAGAACATAGGTAAATTCCAGAGATTGTTTGGTGGTTCTAGTATGATTATTGTAGACAATAACGATGCTGGTGAGGATGTGTTTGAAAAGGTATGGAAGCGAATCGCCATGCTGATTCGCAAAAAAGTGTCGAATCCAACGGCAAAACGGTGGATTTCTCAAGAATTAGCGAAAAAAAGACGCTAATTAATTTCAAAAAAATGGCAAGCCCCTGTTTTTACAGGGGTTTTTTTTAGCGAAAGTTCTTGACTTTTGCTGTAAAAACAGGTATTATCTATAAGTAAGATGAGTTGAAAGAGAAAGAGATAAAAAATGTTTCGTATGAATGATTTCCAGATTGTAGAGGGTTTGACTTGGGATGAGGCAGTTCGCATCATCAAGGGTCGTGCTGACGGTGACTTGCTTGCTGGTATGGAATACATGAACGGTGTTTGGGATCGTTATCTTGAAGATCAGAAAGCTTTCTACAATGGTGAGAAAGATGAGATGATCTACGGTGATGATGATGATTTCTTTGAACACTGGTGTTATGAATGTACTGCCTACAACATCGTGTTTGAGGGTATGGGTAAACTTTTCGGAGAGGTGAAATAATGGAATACATTACACAAATACAAAATGAGTATGTCTACTTTACAGATATGTTGAAAACATTAGAACGCAAGAAAAAGAAAACTCCAGGCAATGGTTTTGCGATGATGAAGTGTCGTGAACGGATTGCAGAACTGGAAAAGATTTTCGATGAGATTGACTATGCTGCACAGGTAACATACGACTAATGGGAGTATTGATTATGAAAAATGGTGATATAATTTCTAGTACTGATGCATATGAGATGGCACTTCCTAAGATGGGCCATACCCTTGCAAATAAGTATGCAAATTACTTTGGTAAGAAAAAGACGGCAATCAAAACTGGACGCCTTCAGAACTCTTATGTAGATAGTGGTAAAAACAAAGTCTACAAATCAGAGTGGGCAACTGAACGTAAGTTCCCAGAGTGCAAACAGTCGATGACTGAAAAAGAGATTACCAAGTTTTTCAAACGTGTTGTCAAGTCTAAGACTTATCAGGCACTATCAGAAAAGGGGTATTCTAATCCTACACTTGAGTTTATGAAAACAGTAAACTACAATGCTCGGATTGCTGGACAGGCAACTAGTGGTGGACGCATTCGACTACAACCGTCATGTGGAATGAACAAGTGGGTTGTCTTACATGAACTTGCACACACTGCTGGACATATGCACCATGACGTACCATTCCGGCAGGCCCTAGTGAAATTGATATCACGTTTCTTAGGTACTGAGGTTGCAAAAGAACTTAAACGACAGTTCAGAGAACGTAAGGTAAAGATGACTGTATCACAGGTAATTATGTCACCTGAGAAATGGTTAGAGAATTATAATAAAATGGCCGCACTACGGGCCAAGCGAGGTTAAATGAGAATGACATTATATTTGGATATGGATGGGGTGATTGCAGATTTCTTTTCACTTCTTGCAAAAGAGAACAATGTAAAACATTGGAAGTCTATCAAAGATAAAGAACGTGCATTGGTAGAGGCTCGAAACACCGACTTCTTCAATCGTATCGAACCATTCACTACTGCACAACAGTTGGTTGACTTTGTTCGTACTACTGAAAGTTGGGGAATCTGTTCATCACCATTGCGTGGTGATACAATGAACTCTGCTTATTGGAAGCGAGTATGGTTAGAACGTCATGGGTTTATGCCTGATGTAGAAAACTGTATCTTCACTGGTAACAAACACAAATACGCTATCAATAAACTGGATGGTAAACCTAACATCCTAGTTGACGATAAACCAGACAATATCAAGCGTTGGAATGATGCTGGTGGTATTGGGGTTCGGTTTCAGGCCGATGAAGATAGTACAGAAAAACTAATAGAAACTCTGAAAAAAGTGCTAAAATAGTGCTTTTTTCGCTTGACTTTTGTTCTTAAAACAGGTACTATGGCCTTGAAAGTGAGGAGTGATTCGTATGTTTAATAATGTTGGAAACCCAATTGAGGCCTTTGCGATTGTGAAGTGTGAACCAAACAAAACCCCAGAGGTAGTTGCAGAACACCAGTGCATAGGTAATGCCTGTGAGGAACAGATGGTTCTGAATGAGATGGCAGAAGGTACTGACGTTACCTTTCTTGTCAAAGAGACTCATGGTTGTATGATTGAGACTGTATAAGGAGAGAGAAATGTTGAATATTACTGGAATGGTTATGATTATTGTTGGTTTGTTTATGATGGCAGGAAGTGCCGGAGACTGTGACGGCAAATGCATGGAGTATGCAAACACTATGGGTGAGATGGCAACTTATTTGATTTTTGGGTTGACAGTCGCTGCAATTGGTGGTATTATAGTATATAATGAAAATAAATAAGGAGAGAGAAATATGTTTGTTAAGGTATTAGGATATGAAGCAGATGAATCAGTTAATGTCAATGGTACACACTTGGTTGGAGAAGTCACAACCACATATGCAAAACTTGTCGAAAAGTTTGGTGAACCTACATTTACAGACGCTGACCCAAATGAAAAGGTTGCCTGCGAATGGACTGTCGATGCAAAGGTTGTATCAGATGGAGATGACGAAGAAGATTACTTCTACAAGCCTTTCACTGTATACTGTTGGAAAGAAGGCCGCATCCCAACTGAAGAATACTCATGGCACATCGGTGGTGATGACTACGAGTCATTTGAAGTCGCATCCACGATTATCAACGAAAATGGAGAATGAAGAATTGTATCATCGTATTGAAGTAGTAGATAATCTACTCAAAGAAACTAAACTTTCGCCTTGGGCAAAGAAGTATTGGAAAAATGTTCTCAAAGCATTGCAACGTGAACATAAGAGGTTATTGGTATGCTCGAGATAATAGGAGCTCTAATTGTTGCAAACCTAATATTGGGTGTTATTATATAAACATAATAAGAGATTGGGTTGTGAATGGTTAGTCCTAGGCTACGTTGCATTAAACCAGAGTCCGATCAGATGCGAACCAAGGCTCGGCCCAATCTTATTATGCACTAGGCAAACAGAGGTAAAACAATGACGCTCAGTGAACTTGTAGAAAAACATGGTGAATCTATCGACAATCTGCCGATGGATATTTTGATGGAGGCGATTTATAATGAGCGGTATGCATCTGTTGCCGGTGTACTACACCAGCACGAATCTAAGGACACGCAAGAAACGTAAGAAAACTGCATCTATGCAGAAGGCAGAACAGGAACATCAGAAGTTCCTCAAACGTATGGGCTATACGCCCAAAGAAGAACGCAGTGATTCCAAACCAACCAAACTTGGTAAGTTGTGGACTGATTACGACAATCGTGTTTCAATCCCGACATCTGACAAGGTTGGCAATGGACTGAAAACCAGTAGACCTACATATACAGGTAATGCTGTCATAGGACAGGCATATAACAAGGGTGGATTACAGGTGTTGTCCACACAAGAAGTGAATGATCCTAGCACTGGTAAAAGGAGATAGATTATGGCTAGAAGAAAAATTAAGGAAGTACAAACAGAGTATTTTGAAGAGATTGATGATGAAGGTGAACGCCGTATAAGAGTTGTTACCGAAACAAAAATCTGGTTTTCGGACGATTCAGATACACGACACAATCCAACCAAAAGTACGTCAGTCGAATATCTATGATTATGAAACCTGTGGACTACAGGGTGGCAACACTGTTCGTACAGGAACGTCACTATAGTCCAGTAATGCCGAAACTAACCAAACACTATCTAGGAGCCTATCAGGACGATGAACTGGTAGGCATTCTGACGTTGGGTTGGGGTACAAATCCTATGGGTACAATCAAGAAGATGTTCCCAGAACTAACCACGGCAGACTATTTTGAGATAGGTAAGATGTGCATGGATGAGTCTATGCCTCGTAATTCTGAATCACAGATGCAGAGTGCTACAATCG